GTTTATTTTATGATTCTGAGTTCGGCATTACTCCTGAATATATGTTATCGCATGGAATTGACACAGAACGAGTATTACATATTCCACTTGAACACATCGAACAATTAAAATTTGACATCACAAAGCGCCTAGCAGAAATTAAAAAAGGTGATAAGGTAATCATTTTTATCGATTCTATTGGCAATCTTGCGTCGAAGAAAGAAGTTGAAGATGCAGAAAATGAAAAGTCAGTAGCTGATATGACTCGAGCTAAATCACTTAAGAGTTTGTTTCGTATTATTACTCCACACCTGACAGTAAAAGATTTGCCATGTATTGCAGTCAACCACGTATATGCCGAAGTGGGACCGTTCGCGCGGACGGTCGTTAGTGGTGGGTGTTTGCTTGCAGGCACACAGTTAGAAATGGCGGACGGTCAAAAGAAGACTATTGAATCTATTAATGTAGGAGATATGGTGAATACATTAAATGGGCCTAAAAAAGTAACACATACATGGAATCCAGATACGTTGTTACACGGAACCCCAGAATGTATTAGATTTACATTTGATGATGGTTATTCAGTAACAGTTTCAGAAAATCATCCATTTTTAACATCGGAGGGGTGGGTAGAAGCAAAAAATCTCACAGAAAATCATATTTTTGTGGTTAGATGATTGACATCCTCTACAGAGGGGCAGTTAAAATAGGGTGAAAATAATCAAGGAGTGTAGCAGCGGCAAATACTATTACCGAGGCAGAATAACAAAATAGACATGGAGAAAAGAAAATGAAATTAATAAAGATAGAGAATGTTGGGATTAAACCAGTATATGATATATCTGTGGAAGATGTTGAGCATTATATTCTTGAAAATGGTATTGTTACACACAATACGGGCCTCTACTATTCCTCAAATCAGATTTTCATCATCGGCAGGTCTCAAGAAAAGGCGGGAACAGAGGTGGTAGGTTATAATTTTACAATCAACATTGAAAAATCGAGATTCGTGAAAGAAAAAAGCAAACTTCAGTTTCAGGTTATGTTCGATGGTGGTATTGATAAGTATTCTGGTTTACTTGAACTTGCATTAGAAAGCGGGTTTGTTCAAAAACCTTCTAATGGTTGGTATATAAGAGTAGATAAAAATACTGGTGAGATATTGGATGAAAAGAAAGTCAGAGAAGCAGATACTCATAATAAAACATTTTGGGCGCCGATTTTATCTAATCCAGATTTCTATAAATTCGTGAAAAATAAATTTCAATTGTCAGTTAATCCAATGAACGCGGAGGTGAAAGATGACAAAACTATATAAAGTGCGCGAACCGACCTCTACTGGTGTTTGCCCTATTCAAATCACCGATGGTAAATTCAGTGGCATTACGTTTGCTTATGGCAGAGTAGCAGTTGAGGAAATAGAAGATGCCGCCAAATTATCATTTGTATATGATGTGTTCGAAGGTGAAATTGATAAAAATTCAACAGAAGAATTTGAAAAGTTGACAGGAGATATATTAAAAGATATTCTTATTGAACAATTGAATGCTAACGAAGTAATTTACACTGGTGGTACTGATGGAATTAAAAATTGAAAATATTGTATTGGAAAATTTGATTAATAATGATGATTATTTTAGGAAAGTATTTCCTCATTTAAAAGAGGAATATTTTAGTACAAAAATAGAAAAGACACTGTTCAAATTCATTACCGTATTTGCTGAAAAACATAATAAAGCACCTAATCAAAAGATTTTAGGATTATTATCAAAGGAATATTCTTCTTTTACTCAAGAAGAATATATTCAAGCAGAATTGTTTGTGAAGGAATTGAACGGCAAAGAAGAAAATGTAGACTGGCTCATCGGCAGGACAGAGAAGTTTTGTAAAGATAAAGCATTCTATAATGCTGTCATGACTACAATTCAAGCAATGGATGGGAAAGACTCAAAATTGTCAGTGGAAGCTATGCCATCCTTGATGCAAGATGCACTGGCGGTATCATTTGATAATAGTGTAGGGCATGACTTCTTTGATGATATGGAATCTCGTTTTGATTTTTATCATTTAAAAGAAGATAAGATTCCATTCAGACTGTCGTATTTTAATAAAGTTACTAAGAATGGTATTCCTCGCAAGACACTAAACGCTGTTCTAGCAGGGGTAGGGGTAGGTAAATCACTTTTCCTGTGTGATATGGCAGCAACATCATTAAGTCAAGGCTTCAATGTGTTGTATGTCACGCTGGAGATGGCGCAAGAAAAGATAGCAGAACGCATAGACTGCAATCTACTTGACATCGATGTTGATAATTTAGGTAGATTGAACAAAGATGATTTTATCGATGGAGTTACTGGCATTAAATCCAAGACTCGTGGACAACTAATAATTAAAGAATACCCTACTGGTGGTGCTCATGTTGGGCACTTTAGGGCATTATTGGAAGAACTGAAACTCAAAAAGAATTTTCTCCCAGATGTTATTTGTATTGATTATATCAATATTTGTGCATCACAGAAATATAAGAGCAGCAATTACAATTCTTATTTTGCTATCAAAGCAATCGCAGAAGAACTAAGAGGATTGATGGTGGAATATAACTGTGTTGGCTGGACGGCCACTCAACTTACCAGAACAGGATTCAATGATTCGGATTTCAGTATGACAGATACATCGGAATCGTTTGGTTTGCCGGCATCTTTAGATTTCTTCATAGGTATTATACGCACCGAAGAATTGGACAAAATGAATCAGCTGATGATTAAACAGTTGAAGAGTAGATACAATGACATAAATTATTATAACAAATTCCTCATTGGTGTTGATATAAGGAAATTTAAATTATCTGATGTAGAAGAATCCCAACAACAAACAGTCTCCGACCAAGGCATTACAGATGATGAGTTATTCGGCAAATCCAAGAAAACACATGACTTTGCCAGCATAAATTTCGACTAAGTTGTTGATTCATTTGACAGTTTGACATTTAAAATAATGTTGGTTATGATAATAAGATGGGGCATGATGTTAAATTTGATAGCTTATAGAGCAGAAAGTGAGGTGTAAAAATGAAAATTCGTGTATATAGCGATATTCATTTGTAGTTGGACTGGTACTTTAGTGATGATATACAATTTGATGCTAATAACAGTGAAGTGAAATGCTGGAAGCCACCTGTGCTTCCTGATGACAAAGACACAATTCTAATTCTTGCTGGGGATTTATGGATTGGCACAAGATTTATTGAATTCGCGGGGTATTCATGGATTACAGAGGTCTCAACACGTTTCAAGAACGTCTTAATCGTATTAGGCAACCACGACTATTGGCCCGGAAACAACTCCCTGACTATCACGCGTGGTGGAGATACCTGCAATGCTATGTTGCAGGATTTAGGGTGTTACAATGTAAAAGTACTGGACTGCGATACATGGGAAGACGGTGAGTATTTGTTTGTCGGTTGCACTCTTTGGACTGATATGAATAATTGTAATGAGTTATCCATGTATAATATGCCTATGTTCATGCGATATGACGGAAAGATTCAATATGATATTGGGAGTAGATTTACATCTGAAAAATGGGTACAAACACATTCTAAACACCGAGCGTACATCAAACATGTAATTGAACAAAATCGAGACAAGAAAATTATTGTTATTACTCATCACCTCCCTTTGTTGACTTTGAGTGACCCAAAATTTAAAGGTACTCAAGGCAATGATTATTTTATGAGCGATTTGAGTGAGTTAATCCTTGGCAATGAGCATATTGTAATGTGGTGCGCCGGTCATACACATTACGGGTCAGATACATTTTTTGAAAAAACTAGAATAATTATAAATCCGTGTGGATATACATCAGAAAAGTTAGAACAATCAGGATTAGTTGTACACGAAACATTGAAAGTGAGGTAACTGAACCGTGAAAAGCATAATTTATCTAGATATGGATGGTGTTTTGGCCGATTTTCGAGGATGGGCAATAGAAAATTTCGGTGAAGAGTGGAAAACAGAAATTGAAAAGCCGAATTGGGGGGCTATAAGCAACACGTCGAATCTATTCGCCAAATTAAAACCAATGGCAGACGCGTTAGAATTATACAACAATTGTGTAGACATCATCGGCGACAAAAACAGAGTGCAAATTCTTACAGCATTGCCACAAAGAATGAATATGGAATCTGCTGCAAAAGATAAGATAGAATGGGCTCACACTCACATTAGTCCTGACATTAGAGTACACTTTGGTCCTTACGCCCAAGACAAACAATACCACAAGCGACACAAATTTGATGTGCTAATAGACGATATTGAATTGAATATTCAGCAATGGGAATCAGTCGGAGGTTATGGTATTGTTCATGAAAATTCAAAAAAGTCGACAGAAGAACTAAATTCGTTTATTATGGTTATAACAAATCAAGAAATGGGACAATTATGAGTGAGGAACTTGGCATTTTAGGTAGAAAACATATTATGATTGACATCGAGACATTAAGTTCTCGCCAAAATGCAATCATAATTCAAATCGGCGCGTGTTCTTTTACATTTGAAGACGGTATCGGCGAATCATTCCTTCACAATGTTGACATAGAATCCTGTTTAAATGCTGGTATGCATTTTGCAAAAGATACATACGAATGGTGGATGACACAAGATGAGACAGTATTTAAGTCATGTTTAAATGATGCAAAACCCATCAGCGAGGTTCTGCATTATTTGAATACATTCATTGGTAAAGATAAAAAAACATTAGTATGGGCGCAGGGGAGTGTGTTCGACCTAGGAATTTTATCAAGTGCTTATACATTGTGTGGCATAAACAAAAGTTGGAAATATTTTCAAGAAATGGATTCTAGAACGGTATTTACATTATTGAATGTGAGGAATGACTTGGAACGAAAGGGAGCGGTTGGTCATCATAATGCATTAAATGATGCAATTGCGCAGGCTGAAACACTTATAAAAGTTTTTAAGGAAAATTGATGACTAAAATTCATGGCAGATATACAAAATTTGATACTGCAACATTAGATGATTTTATTGAGTCTAATATAGATGCAGCTCAAGTAAAAACAGAATGGGTAGGTATGCCAGAATTCAATCAGCATAATATCGATTCTTTTGCTACTATTGTTTTTAGAGTAGTGGATGAAGAACATCTAAAAAAACTATCAGAATTGGTTGGTCAGCCATTGACACATAAAACAAAAACGGTATGGTATCCTAAACAGGGAGTTTTACCAGAACGTAGGGCATTTTATGTAGATGAGGATGATGTATGATTGACGAACACATGCCACAATACCCACTCTACATTGTGTCAAAAGGAAGAGCTGATAGTCGATTTACTTCCAAAACGCTAGAAGCAATGCATGTGCCATATTATATTGTCGTAGAAAAACAAGAAGTAGATATATATGAGGCAGCAATAAATCCTAAATATGGTACAGTTTTAGAACTCGACAAGAAATTTCAAGATGAATATGACACATTTGATGATTTAGGATACACTAAGAGTAAGGGGCCAGGTCCTGCTAGAAATTTTGTATGGGAACATGCAAAATCGAATGGATTTAAACGTCACTGGGTCATGGATGATAACATCAATGGATTTTATCGATTCAATAATAACTCTAGGATAGTGTGTCTGAGTGGAGCATTATTCCGGGCAATGGAAGATTTTAATGATAGATATACTAATCTGCCTATGTGTGGGCCTAATTATTTTTCTTTTGCTGTTCCTTGTGGCAAAAAAAATCCACCGATTATTATGAATACTCGCATTTATTCCTGTAATCTGATTGAATGCGGTACCCCTTATAGATGGAGAGGTCGTTATAACGAAGATACTGATATTTCACTTAGGATGCTGAAAGACGGCTTGTGCACTGTACAATTTAATGCATTCTTACAGGGCAAAATCGTAACACAGGCAGTGAAAGGTGGGAATACAGCAGAATTTTATGCAAAAGAAGGAACTACACCAAAATCTCAAATGCTTTTTGATATGCACCCAGATGTTACTAGATTGGTCACGAAATATGATAGGCCTCATCATCATGTAGATTATAATGTATTTAAGAAAAATAGATTACAACGTATCCCTGATATTATTATACCAAATAAGATAAATGAGTATGGCATGGTTTGTGTGAAAAGAGAAGAGTTAAAAGAAGAGCGCAAAGACGATTTTATAACAAAGATGGTGAAAAACCAAAAAAAGGAAATTTAAAATGAAAAAAGAAATTATGAGTTCTACTGGCTATCACAGCGATATACAACACATTGGTCGACCGGATTGTGTGTTTGACCAAAGGGCTAAATATACGTTTAATGGCGAAGACTTTGCAAGAGCCATGAGTGAAAAGAAATTAACCAAGACATCAACACATGTTGAAGTCGTTGGCCCTTTGACTATTGAAGAAAATATGTGATTGAGACTCGCGATTGTGATAAATAGTGATGTAGTTAGGATTTGATGAACTTTAGGAGATTCAAATCCAGTGGATATTGCATCCATTGTCCTACATCACAATACTATTTATCATTTGTAAAATTCTCCTAAATGTCTTAGTATGAACAGTCTACCGCAGGCATAAGCAGATTATGCCCCAAATGATGCCTGGCTTTTTGCTAAAGAACATCATCACTGGTATAGACAAAAAGTGAAATAAAAAGCTCCGGAAATGCTATGGTTGCAACCGGGAATCAGCGACACTTTGTTAAAAGAGGGTGGTATTA